TTTAAAAAACGCATGTCGAGCGTTTCAATGGCCTCCGTGGGCATTATTGACACCGTTGCATGGTCTTTGTTTTCAAACCAATCTGTTTTGCAAGAAAAGTCGTTGATGAAAACAATCTCAGGCGTCAGGCGCTTTTTGCGAAGTTCAATGATTTGGGAGTGGCCGTTCATTTCACACCCCGCATGACATCGGACACCGGCTTGTTGGCTTTTAGCCATTCGGCCTTGAACCCCCTCCAGTTGCTCTCAATGGTGATGACAAGCGCCTGCTCAACAGTGATGCCTGCCTTCAGTGCTTCCCGCTTGAACCCTTCGATGGCTGTATCGGTGATGGGTGCCTTTATTGCTCGGCGGTATTTGACGAAGTCTGCCCAGACCTTGATAGACACACCTTCTGGTGGGCTGACTTTTGATGTATCTATCTCTTCTCTTCTCTTCTCTTCTCTAGGTAACGCTTGGGTAACGTTTGGAGCGTTACCTTCTGCGTTACCTTTTGCGTTAGCTTCAGCGTTAGCCTTTGCGTTATTTTTGTGATTTGCGACCCTTTTTGCGGTTAAAGAGCGTTTTTTTGCGCTTGCACCGTTGTGTCTATCAAAATTTGGGAGCGAAATTCCGTCAACAGTTACCGTCAACCATCCGACCTGCGTTAGCGCGGTAACGAAACCGGTAACGCCAAAGTAACGATCTAGTAACGCTGGGGTAACGCCAACAGCGTTACCTTCTGTGGTGTGCTGATCAAACCAGCGCCACACCTTAAAGAGCTTGCCAACGGTCAGGTCGGGGTCATCCCAGCCCATCTTCACTGTGAGCGCAATCACCTCCGGCTTGTCGGGGGTGTTGCATTCCATCTTTATCCAATCACCCGCCATGACGCGCTCCCTCCACAAAAGACTGAAGAGCTAGGTACAACTGCTCGGTCTGTGATTTGCTTAAAACAATCTTTGGGGGGTCTGCTGAAAAGAAATCTTCTTGTTCTATGGTCACCCCGCCACCGTTGTTTTCATAAACACGGGTGGCAAATTCCAGTGGCAGGTTTAGCAACTCGCTGCTAAAATCTTCCTCATTCATTAATCAAGCTCCTTTTGGTTGGTGATAGAAGGCCGCTACTTGTTCACGCAGGTAGCGGTTTTTGTTTACTGGCATGCCTTTGGTGGCAAACCGAAGTAATGGGTGGGATATGCACTGACCCCCTTTTGGGGCAGCAAACGTGCAACTTTCTTGATCTGTGTCATATTTCCCCTCCGAGCTGGTTAAAAGATCAGCTTGTTTTCTGTTGATTGATGACCAAATTCCTTAACCAAGGTTTAGAATTGAGTCGAAATGCAGCACCGACCACGCGATCAGAAAGCCTTGGGGAGAGGTTTTCGGGCCACTTGTAAACAGCCTGATAGGTCGTGCCGAGTGCTTTGGCAGCCGAAGTGATCGAACCGCCGAGTAAATTTATTGCTTCTTTTTTATCCATGGCAGAAATTGTACTGCGGTTTAAAACAGTTTATACAGAAGTACAGAAAATTTTTTAAATGAGTTACAAAGACCGCCTTGAACAGCTAATGACCGAGAAGGGTGTGACGCGCACCCAGCTCGCCGCTGCCTTGGGCGTGACCTATCAGGCGGTCAGGAAAGTCTTTGAGACAAGCGGGGCGCTAGGTAGTAAGAACAACCTGAAGGCCGCTGCTTTTTTTGATGTGTCACCCCAGTGGCTGGCTACGGGCCTTGGCGACAAAGATCAGATAACGTCTGATACAGATATGAAGCTCTCACCCCAAGCCCATGAGCTTGGAATGCTTTACGACATGATCAATTCCAGCGAGAGAATCAAACGTGCGAAAGCATTTTCTCTAGCGCAAGCTTCGATTGTCGGTGTGCTTGAAGGGCACGAAATCGTTTTGCAAGTAGTCGATCAGAAAACACCACCTCTGTGACTCCGAGGTCTGCCAAGCGCAGCGCCCTCTCCTGACCCACTAAAAAATCACTGTTGACCACCACTGGCGTGGGCGTTTGGTTGATGCTGTCGATTGAACTTTTCATCGTTGTAGTTTGTTGGAAGACACAACACTGACATCCCGGTCTATGGGGTGCTGACCCCCTTTAGAGCCACCCTAAATACCCCCCATTTCGGTGAACATTCTTACAGGATGTTGCTGTGTACCTATGACTAGGGGTTTTCCCTAGTTTTGTACTTTTTTTTATTTATTTTGAACTGTGGTTGTCTTTTTGTGTTGAACCGTGGTACATTAACTCATCGCCACACAACTTACGAAAGGACACCGCGATGAAAACCAAAACCGCTACCCAGACCTACATTGAGTCTCTCAAGTCAGGCCCCCTCCCCAACACCGATGAGTTGATGCAGCTTTGCAGCGCCTTGCACGCAATGCAATCGGAGCAAGACTGCCATGAGTACCTATGGATGTCCACAACATTCCAAGACCTTGAGGACTCTATTTACAAGGCCACACGCTGCCTGAATCGCAGTCAAGAAGACTACGCATTCGACTCCGGCCTTGCTCACTAAACCCCACCTATTACGAAAGACTAAACACCATGGACACCTTTGAAATCGTTTGGGTCTATATGACCCTCACCACCATCCTCATCATTGCTTCGTTGGGGGCTTTCTAAATATGAAAGCCATAAACGAATACCCAAGCTACCTCTTCTATGAAGACGGTCAAGTCTGGTCTAAGCGAAGCAATAGGTTCCTTAAACCACTGAACACACCTAACGGCTACCAGCATGTTGTGTTGGTCGAGGAAAAGATCAAGCAGCGTGTTGCGGTGCATCGCTTAATTGCCATGGCATTTCATGGCGATCAGCCTGTTGGGCATGTCGTAAACCACAAGAACGGCATAAAAAACGATAACTCTGCAAAGAACCTTGAATGGGTTACGCCTTCTGCAAACGTAAAGCATGCATACGACACAAAACTTCGCGTCATAGGTGAAGAGCATAGAAATCGTGCCTCTGCCTTAGGAAAAGCAAAGCTAACTGTATCTGCCGAAATTATCCAAAACATGAGGTCTATGTTTGGTGGCGTGCGTGGAGACATAGAGCGCATAGCAAAGGCACTGGGTCTTTCTCGTTACGTTGTTTCGTATCACATCAAGGGAGCATCAAAATGAATGTTTACAAAGCCATAAACGCCGTTCAGAGTGATCTGTCAAAAGTCGGCATTACAAAAGATCGGACAAACACCCAAGGTTCTGGCTACAGATTCCGTGGCATCGATGATGTTCTGAATGCGCTGTCTCCATTGCTGTCGCGCCATGGCCTGTGCATCTTGCCTCGGGTAATCAACCGCACTATTACAGAACGCCTCTCTCAAAAAGGTGGCGCACTGTTTTATGTGGTGGTGGAAGTAGAGTTTGACTTTGTTTGTATTGCAGACGGCTCCAAGCACACTGTCAAGACCTTTGGTGAGGCCATGGACTCTGGCGACAAGGGCACAAACAAGGCCATGTCGGCAGCTTACAAGTACGCTGCTTTTCAGGCTTTTTCAATCCCAACCGAGGCAGACAACGACCCTGACGCACACACCCATCAGGTGGTGGGTCAGAGCGATGCTGACAAGTACGAGGCCAAGCACTTGCCAACCATGCAAGAGGCTGCCTTAAACGGCACCGCAGCACTGCAAGAAGCGTTCGGTGGCCTTCCTGTCCCTGCTGACCTGAAGAACGCTTTTTGGGCCAAGCACAGCAAGTCTCTCAAGGCAGCAGCCAAGTCTGCTGATCAGGTGCCAGCATGATCGAAATGATTGAACAGGGCAGCGAGGCATGGTTCCAAAGCCGCCTCGGCAAGCTGACGGCCAGCCGTGTGCATGAAGCCATCACCAAGACCAAGACGGGCTATGTAGCCAGCCGTGAAGACGTGATGGTGGAGCTTGCACTGGAGCGCATCACCGGCAACAAGACCCCATCCTTTGTAAACAGTTACATGGAGTGGGGCACCGCCACCGAGCCACTGGCTAGGGCCGCTTATGAGTCCCGCACAGGCTTTTTGGTGGAAGAGGTGCCCATGATCGACCACCCCACCATCGACATGTCTGGTGCCTCACCTGACGGCTTGGTGCAAGAGGGCCTCATCGAGATCAAGTGCCCCAAAAGCACGACCCACTTGGAAACGCTGGCCTCTAAAAAGATTCCCAGCAAGTACCAAACCCAAATGAACTGGCAAATGGCTTGCACTGGTCGGCCATGGGTGGACTTCGCCAGCTTCGACCCCCGGTTTCCCGAGCACTTGCAGCTTTGCGTGATTCGCCACGAGCGTGACGACAAAGTGATCGAGGCAATGGAAGAAGAGGTTATCAAGTTCTTATCTGAGCTTGACGCCATGGTTAAACAACTTAATGAAATGGAATGAACGTGGCAGCAGTAAACAAAGTGCCTGTTGATCTACTTTTTTTGCAGAAGTTATATGTTTTGCAAGAAATGAGCATTCCTCAAGTAAGCAAAATTCTTGAGGTTTCTAGGTCAACGGTTAGGGGCCGACTTCTTGAGGCTGGCCTTTTAAGAAGTCGTCTTGAAGGAGTCCGACTTGCGTCAAAAAAAGGATTGCTAGGGTCTGGATTAAGAGGAAAAAGCAGAACATTAAACGCAGCGTGGCGCAAAAAAATATCTGACTCTAAACGTCTGATTGGCGAAGAGTCGGCAAAAGGCTTCACTATCAAGCCGAATGGATATGTTGAGTACACGCGCGGCGAAAACAAAGGCCGATCAGTCCATGTTGTCGCGATGGAAAAGTCTATTGGAAGAAGACTTCGCCCAAACGAAGTTGTTCATCACATTGATCACGACAGATCAAACAACGAACTAAGCAATCTCATGCTTATGTCTCGTTCTGAGCATAGCTCACTTCACGCAACCGAAAACGTAACTTATAGAAAGAGAAATCATCATGGCAAATTTGAATAGAGT